GCAGGGATTGCGATCGATCAGCTCCTCAGCCTTGAGCCAGCCGAAGAAGGCGCACATCACGGACCGGCTCGTCTCCATGGTGGAGGGAGCGATCCCGCGCCCCATCTCTGAGGAGATGTAGCTTCTTAGATGATAGACGGTTGCCCGGTCGAGAGGTGTCCCGATACCCTCATGCAGCCGTCTGAGCACATAGTTGTAGTTCTCCAGCGTTTTGTCCGATCGCCCTTCCGAGGCCTTGGCATCCAGGAAAAGCCTGATCAGGCCCTCGGACGCGTCCGCCTCAACGGGAGACTCGAAGGCCTCCACGTTGTACCGTTCAAGGATCTCTCCCGCAGCTGTGAGGATCCTCTGCGTCTCCCCGGACGGGACGATCTCCCCGACCCTCCGGCCCAGCTCCTCCAGGAGGAGCTTCTTGTCGATAATGCCCATGCTTTACTTGTCCTCCTTACTTGGGCCCTCCGCTTGCCCAGCAGAGGGCATACATCAATACCGCGGCTGCCGCGGCGATCAGCAGCAGCGTCACGATCATCCGCGGTCCCTCCGCAGCCAGTCGCACCGGACTCCGTGCTCCGTCTCCAGCTGCTTTATGACCATGTCGATATTCAGCCGCTTGGGCGTGGAGTTCAGGCTCTCGACCACGCTCGCGATCTCTGCCGACACGGCCTGCACGGTGTCCTCGTCGGGCTCGGTCACATTGATCCACGCCCACAGGAACACGGCCAGCGACTCGTTGTAGACCCGCGTCTTGCTTTTCTGCCTCGGCCGCTGCTTCGACTTGTTACTCACCTCTCCACCCCCAGAAACAGATCGCCGCAGCGATCATCCCGATCAGGATGCCCAGGATAAAGAAACACATCAGCCGGGCCTGGGAGGCGGTGAAGGCCTCCGTCATCCTCATGACGCCGACGCCCGCGGTCATGCCGACCAGGAACACGATCAGCGACTTCATCCGTCAGCCTCCTCCGCGGGAATGATGGTAGGAGCGTTCTCTATTTCATCAGTGAAACCTTGTGCGACAAACTCGGCTAATACCGCTCCGAAAATATTAACGGAGTCATCATCGAGTGCATTTTTCAACGCTTCGCATATTGCGGCTTTTAGCGCATCTGCATCAATCAGCCGTCCATGCGGCGGGAGTTCAACGAGCGGACACCATTCTTTCCTCGCGCCCTTAGTGTTTGCAAGATTCCAAGGGTAGAACATCGGCGTTGCTTCGCAAACATATTCTCCCACGCTGTGATAGTGATGGAACGGACACCCGTCGCACGTTTCGGGCATCTCCATGCCTTTGATTAAGACACTCATGCCGCCCTCCTGTTCCATTTGGCGATCGCGTCCGCCGGAGTGTATTTCCAATCGATGTAACAATGACATTCAGGGCATCCGACCCAGCCGTGCCGGAAGGGCTTCGGGATGTCCTTCAGCTTTCCCGGCCCTCCGCAGTGCGGACAGTTTTCAATCGTTTCCATCTTCGACCTCCTTCGGATCGTTACGCAGTACGCCCCTCCAGTCGGGGACGGGGTACCAGCCGACACACTCGGCGTCGATCCGTGCGCCGTGCTCGAAGCACCAGGCGTCCAGGTGCGGCCAGTAAGCTGCGATGCTGGTCATCTCCGTGCCGTCGATCACGAACGCGCACCAGGCCAGCGTGCGCTCCTTCGGCTTCCCGGACCGGAACTGCATGTCCCCGGCCTTCGCCGTGTCCGTTTCGGACACTACTTCCGTCATGGTCAGCTCCGCGTCCACCGGCGGATCGTACTCCCGCGGTTCGGACCACTCGAACGCCCCACCCTGGGGCCGCAGCTCGTCGGTCAGCTCGCAGACGTAGTCCGCGGAGCACTTCAGCGTCTTGGCCACTTCCGGGACGTTCAGGTTGCACGGCGCGATCTCGTTCCGGTAATAATAGCCGATGTCCTCATCGCCGGCCGCTTTGCGGAGCCACTCCACCGTGACGTAGCTGTAGAGGCCCTGGCTGATCTTGGTGCTGTCGTCCACGCCGGCGGCGTCGGCCGCTTTGAGGAGACGCTGCGCGCTCTCTCGGATTTCCTGGCGGAGCTTTGCCTGTTTCTCCAGCCGTGCCTGTTCTTCCGCTTCCCGTTTCCTGGCGTTGACGTCGGTCTTGGACTTTTTGGCCAGCGAGCAGGCCCTCGGGCAGGGATCCCAGCTCCGGGTGGCCGCCTCGCAGTTCACGCAGCAGGCGCGGCCCAGGCAGTTATCCCGGCCGTCGCTCATGTCATGGCGGAGGAAGGCGTCGCCGTGTTTGCATTTTCCGCAGCCCGGTTTCTTCACCTGGGTGCCGTCGTAGGTGACGTCGCCCTCCATGGCTTTCCGGACCCGCTGCACGCCGGAGACGTTTACCTCGGAGCGCGCGGCCTTGAAGATCCTCTCCTGGATCTCCGGAGAGCCCTGGGCCAGTTCGTAGGCGACAGACTCGTTGAGCTCACCGCTCTCCCACAGCGGCTTCCAGGACTCCGAGAGACTGTCCCGGATCACCTTCAGCCGCGCCAGCTTGGTGGCGCTCACGTTGCAGGCCTTGGCCACCTGATCGCGCATGCGCCCCGGGAAGGAGTAGCCCTGCTCCTTGAGCTCGTAGAGCAGCTCCTGGACGCGCTGCGCCTGCTGCGAGAGCTCCGGCATGGACAGCTTCCGCGCCGAACTGTTCGCCATGATCAGCGCCAGCTCGGCCATGGGCCCGGAGGCGAACTCCCGCACGATCGCGGGGATCGTCTGGTATTTGACGGGATCCTTCTCGCGCAGGATGCCCCAGGCCTTGAAGCGCCGGTGTCCGCTGATCAGCAGGAAGGACCCGTCGTCCTGTTTTGTGACCACGATGGGATCGAGCAGGCCGTGCATCTCGATCGAGTTGACCAGCTCCTCCACATCGTCGACCGCGTAGAAGTTGGCCGCGTTGGCGCGGATCCACGTCCATGGGAGCCTCAAGACCTTCACGTCCTCAGAGGTCTCCGCCTCCTGTTTCCCGCCGAACATTTCCTCGACGCTGGCGCTGTCCCTCGCCAGAACGTCCTCGAGCTTTGCTTTTCTTGTCATCGTTTACCTCCTGAAGTCACTGCCGTCCGGAAGGGACGGCCCTCTTGTGAAGGGGACGTCGCTGGTCCCCTGTCTGTCCTCCGTGATGTAGCTCTCACGGAACTTTCGGACGTGTCCGTCACGTCCCTCGAATGTGTACTCCACGCTGTAGAACCTTCCCTCCGGGTGGACGTAGACCACCGTCCCTGTCTCGGGAGGGAGAAAGCTGCCGCCGTTCATTCCGTAGGAGATGCGGCGGCGCACCCGGTCGCCGATCTTCGGAGTCAAAACGGCATCGCCTCCTCATCGGAGATCTCCGAGAACATGGACCCCTGCGCCGGAGGCTCCGGCGGCGGCGGCTCGGGATCCGGCTCGTCGGTGAACTTCCTCGGCTCGGCCGGCATGGACGTCCGCGGCCTGTTCTGGAAGGCGCGGGAGTCCGTCGGCGTGAAGTCCATGTACCGAGGATCGAACCGCAGGCACACGCTGCCCAGCGGCCCGTCCTTGTTCTTCTCGACGCTGAGCCACCGCAGGGAGGAGTTATCCTTCGGATCGGCCAGGCTCATCATCATGATCAGGTCCGCGTCCTGCTTGAGCTGCTTGGACTCGCGCAGGTCGTCCTTGCCCGGCGAGGATTTGGACTTCTTGTCTGTCGCGGTGATCTGGCTCAGCCCGACCACGGCCACGCCCAGCTGCTGCGCCATCGTATGCAGCGCCATGGAGATGGCCGTCACGATCTCCCAGCGTTCCCGTCCGGGAGCGCTGAGCAGCTGCACATAGTCGACATAGATCACTTCCAGCCGGTCCGCCGTCACCGCGGCCCGCAGCTCGTCCACGCTCACGCCGGCGGCGTCGTAGATCAGCAGGTGGACCTTGTTCGACGCGGATCCGAGCGCCACCACGTCCTTGACCTGCTCGTCGCTCAGGGACTTGCCCTTGATCACGCTCATGGGGATCCTCGCCCGCTGCGCCACCAGGCGCCGCGTCAGCTTCAGGGCGTTGGTCTCCAGGCTGAAGAATCCGACCCGCCTGCCCTTGGCCGCCTGCGCCCAGGCCAGCTGCACGGCCAGCGCCGTCTTGCCTACCGAGGAGTCGGCGCCCAGCACGATGAAGTCTCCGCGCTCCGCGGTGACCAGCTCGTCCAGCTGCCGGATGCCCCAGGGGAGATACTCCGCCGGGGCGGGGGAGGACACCCAGCCGAGGAACTCGGCCAGCAGCTGGGAGACCGGCCGCCCGCGCAGGCCCTGGCGCTCCGCCATGAGGGTCTGGGCCTCGGCCAGGATCGCCCTGGCGTCCTCCGGGTTCGCCGCGCCGGTCAGCCTGAGTCCGATGCCCCGCAGGGTCTGCAGCGCGCTCTGGCTCCGCACCACCTCGCAGTGGCTCATGACGTTGGCCACGGTGGGCGTCTCGTTCATGCACTGCCGCAGCAGGTCACGGTACCCGTCTCCCAGCTGCTCCAGCACCACCACGACGTCCACGCGCCGGCCGGAGGACCATACGGACCGCGCCGCCTCGAAGACGGTCCGCAGCTCGCCCGTGAAGTCGTCGGGAGAGACCGCCTGCATCACGTCGCCGATCACGCGCTCCGGGTCGATCAGCAGCGCGCCGATCACGCTCATCTGAGCGCTCTCGTAGATCTCGTTCTCAGTCATCGGCGGCCTCCCTCATCCCCGGGACCGCTTCCAGGAATCCGGGGCATCGTCCGTCCTCCCGCGGCGGCAGGGTGATCCGCGGCCGCCCGGTGATCGTTCCGTAGGCGCAGTAAGTGTCCGCCATGCCGTTGCTCAGGAACTGGAGATAGACGCAGCGGCTGCACTCCTTCTGCAGATCCCTCCGTTCCTCCCGCACCGTCGGCTTGGGAGGCGGAGGAGAGGGCTCCGGCTCCGGATCCCGCTTCCTCTTCGGACGTCCGTAGCCGCCGCGCGGCGGGACGTTTGGTTCCAGCCCGTTGGTCTTCCGCCACCGGTAGACATTACTGGCGGTGCATCCGATCTTCCTGGCGATCTCCGGATCGCTCATGCCCTGCCGGTAATACGTCAGCATCAGCGCGTGATCGAAGACCGGTGTGTACGGTTTTCCTCCCATCTCACGACGCCTCGCTTTCCCAGCCTTCCCATCCGGCGCCGTTGAGGTAGGTGCTCAGATGCGGGATCCCGATCCCTTCCCGCCACTCCTCGCTGTCCGCCTGGCGGGCCAGAGCGTCGGACATGGTCTCGATCAGCTCCGGGGAAGGAGACAGGTTGTCCCACGCCCTGATCGCTCTCTGACGGTTTCCCCGTTTGTTGTGCCGCGCGGGATCCCCGGGGTACCACTTCCAGAGCTTCTCGAAGGTATCCGGCTCCCAGTCCGCCGTCTTCTTATGCTTGCGGGCGCGCGTCCCCCGTGGGGGACTATAGGGGGTATGTTCTTTATTACTTACGTTCTCCTCAACATTTTTGTGGGGAGGGGTATCAACATTTTCGACGGGAGGGGTATCAACATTTTTGTAGGGAGGGGGTATGGTCGCCATCGCCTGATCGGAGACATAGATCCTCCGCTCCTTGACCTCTCCCGTCTCGCTGCGGATGACCTCGCTGGTGATGTACCCGCGCCCGGCCAGATCGCTGAGCAGCCTTCCGACGTGGACCTTGGTGATCCGCAGCAGCGCGGCCAGGTAGCGGTTGGTCGCCCAGCAGTAGCCCCTGACGTCCGTCATGGCCGAGATCTCGCAGAACAGGAGCTTCGCCGCGGGGCTGAGCTTCTCGTCATAGCGGACCCTGGGCGGCAGCCACGCCTGGTATCCCGGATATTTGTGGTCAGCCATACACGACCTCCTCCGGCCTGTGCTCCAGCGCCTCGAGCCTCGACGGGAAGAAGGCGCCTTTCAGAAGGCAGTCCTTCACGGTGTACGCGTCGTTGATGCACCAGCTGACGCCTCCGCGCTCAAAGATCGCCTGGACGGCCCAGATCTCCGTCGAGTCCAGCACCGGGTGCCGCCGGGCGCAGCTGTGGATCTTCTCCCTGTCCCTCGGGCCGAGGCCGTTGAACGGGCAGGCCGGCGTCACGGAGTCGGAGCACAGGTCCTTGTCGAAGCAGTAGCTTTCCCGCCAGAACCACACGGTCCGGCCCTCCTCAAGCCACTCCGGCTGGATGGCCACGCGGCCCTCCCTCAGTGCTGCCAGGCAGTTTTCCAGCTGGGGAAGCTCAGCGGCCCGATCGTTTCGGGCCGCAGGTTTATCCTTCTTGCTCATTGTCTTCCTCCTGTTTCGGTACGCCGAGCCGGTCCAGCGCCTCGTCGATCTTCCGGTACTTCCTCACGTCGACCGGCTGGGCATTCAGGATCTGCCGGATCGTGTCTCCGGTCACGCCCTGGCCCTTTGTGTTCTGGGCGATGGTCTCGGAGCCGATGCCCATCTTCCGCGCCTCGCGGATCCTCTCCGTCACGGCCTGCTTGAACTTCCGGTCGCTCCGGAACCTGGCCCACGATCCCGGCTTCGGTTCCCCGTTGCCTTCCCCTTGAGGGGAAGGTGCCGGCTCTGCCGGCGGATGAGGTGTCTCCTTCATGGCCGCGATCTCCGCCTCCGCGTCCGCTTCGGACACAAAGGTGTGCTGGTCGATCTGGACTTCGCCCGGCTCGTCCGGCGCCTCCGGCTCCAGCAGGCTGTCGACCAGATTGTTGTAGAGTTCCTTGTAGTCGATAGACTCGACGAGCGTCTCCATGTCCCTGATCCTGTGCCATGTCTCCACCAGATCCTTGAACTCCCGGAACGAGATCTCAGTCTTCACCGCGTAGGACCAGAACACCCCGAGAAAAACGTCGGCCGCGCTCTTTTCGACGCCTTTCGACGCGTCGATTTCGACGCTTTGAGACATGTACTTTACACCACCTTCATCCCCGGGTAATAACCGGAGTTATTCAGTCCGCCGCGGATCTCCTTCGGACCTCTCACGCGGGTCTTCCGGCGCAGCGCGTCGGTCTTCTTTTTGCGGCTGTCAAGATAGGCGTACACGTCCAGCGGGTCCAGCCGCGTGGTCCTCTCGGTGATCTGATACGCGGGCAGCTGCCCGCCTCTGATCAGCCGCCGGACCGTGTCCTCGCTCACGCTCAGGGCCTCGGCGGCCTGGGCGACGGTCCACAGCTCCTTGGGCATCTCACACCTCCTGCGCGTATCTCAGCGAGAGCACGGCCGCGATCAGGGGCTCCAGCACCTCCATCACGGACTCGAACTCCTGCTCCTCCAGCTGGTCGATCTGCCCGTCCGCCGCGATCTGCATCAGGCGGCTGCCGGCGCGCTCCTGGTGGACGCGCTCGATCGTGGCCATCAGCTGGCACACGGCCTGCGCCAGGGGGACGCGCTCCACGGAAGGGAGGACCTCTGAGGCGAACGGCGCGTAAAGCCGGAGGTACTGCATCGCGAGGAACTGCGTCCCGTACAGATCCACCATGTCAGCCGCCCGCAGCGGAGGCACGGGGCGGGATCCGCTCTCATAGGCCGCCAGGGTCCTCACGGAGATCCCCAGCAGCTCCGCTGCGCGTTCCTGGGTGATACCTGCAGCCTGGCGGCAGGTTTGGAAGATAGTCGTGTTGTTGCTGTTCATTGTTATGCAGTCTCCTTCTTGGTATAATTTTCTTGATCTCCGGCGAAGAGATCGTCGATCGAGCACCCGAGCACCTGCGCCAGCTTCGGCAGCAGTGGAGTCGCCGGTCGGGTGTCTCCGGTCTCCCACTGGAAGACTGCCTGACGGCTCACGCCAAGCTCTTTTCCTACGGCATCCATGGACAGCCCGCGGGCCGTCCGCAGATCTCTTAACGCTGTCATCTGATCCCTCCTTACTCCAAAATAGAGTGTAAGCATAAGATAGACTCTATAACGGAGTATGTCAAGCGCTTCTTGACATAATAACTCTAATTTGGAGTAAATGCTGAAATGGAGGAGCCCTGTTTGTATACTATGCTTGGTGATTTTCATGATAAGACTGAAGGAACTCAGAGAAGAACGAGACATGAAGCAGCTGGAGATTGCTCAGCTGCTGGCCGTCAAACAGCAGGCAATTTCAAAATATGAGAGAGGGAATTTATGCCTGAGCCTTGATCAGGTTATTATCCTGGCACGCTTTTTTGGAGTTACGACGGATTACTTTCTCGGGGTCAGCTCCCAGCGATCCATGCAGATCTCCGACGAGGACGCGGCCCTCGTCGCGGCTTACCGTGCTGCCGACAAGGACGCGCGCGCCATCGTGGACCTTGCCCTGAAGCCTTATTTCGCAGAAGCAAAAACGCCCGAGGCGGCCGGGTGATCCCGTTCCGCTTCGGGCGATAATAGGGAGGAGAAGTAAATGAAGAAAACACTGTCTTTTGTCCTGGCCCTGCTCATGATCCTCTCGGTCACGGCCTACGCCTCCGAGGAGGAGTTCACCCCGGAGCCGGGCGCCCACTGGGAGGAGGTCTCCTCCGGTGTCAAAGTCTGGAAGAACTCCATCGGCAGCAAGTGGGTCCACGCCTGGATCGAGATCCGGAACACCGGCACCGAGCCGCTCTATCTCTCCTCGGCGTCCATGGATCTGGAGGACGCTGCCGGAGATTTCGCTCAGACGCTGAAGAGCGTGAACCCCTTCCCGCAGATCCTGATGCCCGGCGAGGTCGGCGTGTACGACGAGTGCACCCTCGCCGACGACGATCTGCCCATGAAGGACCTGACGGTCACGTCCCGCCTGGACGTCGAGCCGGCCAAGCGCAGCTGCATCCGCTACGACGTCTCGAGTCTCAAGATCAAGACCGACAAGTACAAACAGACGAAAGCCACCGGCCGCGTGGAGAACGGCACGGACGAGACGGCCGACGGCATGATCTACGTCGCCGTCCTCTGCTACAACAAGAAGGGCGCCTATCTGGGCACGCTGTGGACCATCGTCACCGATGATATCCCCGCCGGCGATCGCCAGGGCTTTGAGACCATGGGCGCCGATTTCGAGGTCAAGGCGGAGGACGTCGCCTCCACCGTCGCCTATGCCTATCCGTACCAGTTCCAGTTCTGAGCCATGGCCAAAGAAAAGCGCTACGGCAAATATCAGTACTACAGGAAAAGGATTACTTCTCCCGACGGCACCCAGCACGCCACGATCTACGGCAAGTCGAAGGCCGAGCGCGACGCGAAGGTCGACGCCCAGAAGGCGGCCTGGGCGCGGGAGGTCGACGAGGCGGAGTCGCCCTACGTCTGGCAGTACGCCGCGCAGTGGTTCGCCACGGCCTCGGCCTCCATGTCCGAGGACCGGAAGGCCGCCGTCCGCCGGGAGATCAATCAGAACATCCTCCCGAAGATCGGCTCGAAGAAGCTCGCCGACATCACCAGCGACGACCTGAAGGCGGTCATGGCCGGCCGGGCCTCGATGGCCAAGGCCACCCAGGAGAAGACCCGGCAGGTCCTCCGCCGGATCTTCGGCGACGCGGAGGAGGCCGGGAAGATCTCCAGGGATCCCGCCCGGCGCCTGAAGACCGCGGGAGGGACGCCGGCGGCCAGGAGGGAGGCCCTCACCGAAAAGCAGCAGGAGATCCTGCTCGCCACGGTGCAGGATCTCCCGGTAAAACTTTTTATTTACTTGGGTCTCTATGCCGGCCTGCGCCGGGAGGAGATCTGCGCGCTGAAGTGGGACTGCGTGGATCTGGACGCGAAGGCGCCGACGATCCGCGTCCGCCGCGCCTGCCGCTGGATCCGGAACAACAGGGCAGAGGTCACCGAGGTCCTCAAGAGCTCGGCGGCCTGGCGGGATATCCCTATCCCGGAGATCCTCGTAAAAGAGCTCAGAGCCGCGCACAGCGTCTCTGAGAGCCCCTGGGTGATTCACAACCAGAAGGGGGAGCCCTGGTCCTACGCCACGCTCCGCAGTGCATGGGACAGCGTCAGGGCTCGCTCTGTGGGCCCTGCTCGCCGCAGGAGGAAAGATCCGCGCACGGGGGAGTATATCTACGTCGAGGAGGAGAAGCGCCTGGGCGACCGCGTGAGGAATCACGCGTCCACCGTGACCATCGACTTCGAGGTCACGCCGCACATCCTCCGGCACACCTACGTCACCCGGCTGATCCTCGGAGGAATGGATCTCAAGCGCGTCCAGTACCTCGCCGGCCACGCGGATCCCAAGATCACCCTGGAGATCTACACCAGTCTGATGGGGCACCGTCCGGAGGATCTGATCGGCGACGTCGAGGCCATTTTCTGAGGCTGATTTTTATCCCATTTTTATCCCCGGTGCTCTGATTTTATCCCCGTTTTAACCTCCGTTCAGCGTCCAACGCCTCTCCCTGCGTCTTCTGCGAAAAACAAAAAACCCCGAAAACTCAAGGTTTTCGGGGTTTTTCTTGGAGCTGTTACCCGGATTCGAACCGGGGACCTCATCCTTACCAAGTGGACGGTTGCCCACAATTTCCACAGAGTTTTCAACGATCAGCGGGAATGGTGCGCGGGATTTATCCCTTTTTTATCCCCAGATCAATGCCGCCCAGGTGGCTGCGTCGGTCTTTCCGGAGTCTTCGAGGCCGTAGTGCTCCGCCTGGAAATCAAGCAGCGCCTTCTCGGTCTCGTCTCCGAACTCCCCGTCCATGCCATAGACGGGCAGCTCGTGACCGGCGAACATCAGCAGCATCTGCAGGACCTCCACCGGATAGCCCTGATCGCCGCGAGAGAGGACCGGGAGATCTGCGTCAGGCGCCGGCTGCGGCGTAGGCTCCGGCTCGGGCGCCGGCGCGGGCTTCTCGTCCTTCGACTCGTCCTTCGGCGTCCAGTCCTTCGCGGGGAGCTCGATGATGTCCCCGGGGTAGATGTCGATGGTCTTGAGGTTGTTGTAGGCGTAGAGGTCGTGCCAGCGGTTCCCGTCGCCCAGGAAGCGCTCGGCGATGCCCCAGAGCGTGTCGCCGTTCTGGACCATGTACCGGTCCCCGGGCCTGTAGGGCTCCGTCTGGGGCCCTGTGGCGCTCTCTGCGGGCGTCTGGACGGGGTCGGTGGAGATGGGCACCTGATCGGACGTATAGCGCAGGGCGCAGTCCCAGCCGTAGCTGGGGACGTAATAGGGCGCGATGCAGATCTCCCGCCCGGTCTGGTCTCCGGAGAGGCCGCCGGTGGCGCCGCCGAACTCGTTCCCGGACGCGTGCACGATCTGCCCGTTGCCGATGTACATGGCCGTGTGGTGCAGCTCGTTCAGCAGGACGTCGCCCGCGCGCAGGCCCATGGCGGTGGGCACCTCGACGAACCCGTGCAGGACCATGTCGCGGCGCATGTCGCCGGTGTAGGTGCATGTCAGCGGCACGCCGGCGTATTTGTATGCGGCGATGATCAGGCTGCTGCAGTCGTAATCCGGGCCCCAGCGGTTGGCCTGGTCATAGCCGTGGGAGTCGTCCCGGGCGACGCGCAGCATGAACTCGACGGCCCTGTCAGCGACGCTCATGCTTTCCCGCCTCTCCGCTTATTGTGTCCTGATCGGACACACCCGGGACCTGTTTCTCCGCGGTCTCTCTGAGATGTACGAGGATCCCCGCGAGGAACGGCGGAACCGGTCCGCCCTGTTTGGCTACGTTTTCCAAAATCGAGATCAATTCATTGATGATTAACCAGCAGACGACGACCAGCCCGATCGCACGGATGGAGATCTCCGTGCCGGTGAGCTGCGCGCCCAGGATGCTGACCAGATAGTCGATGCTGCATCCTGCGACGACCAGCGCGAGATAGGAGAGCTTTTTGACGATGCCGATCAGCCCCACCTTGGAGCTGAGCTCGTGGTTTACCCAAGCGGCCGCGACGCCGGAGATGTAATCCACCACCATGACCACGATCAGAATGATGATGGGCGCGAAGATGGTCTTGAAGTAGCTCCAGATGGCGGCCGACAGGGCCGCGATCAGCATTTTAGCAGTGTCCTCTTTCATCGTCTTGCCTCCTAAACATATTCTGCGAAGTTAAGGTCGACCAGATACTCGGCGCGCTCGGCTGTGGCCACCTGTTCGTCACCGACCTCCATCTGGCGGTCGAGGACGATATCAAAGTAGCGCATGACCGTGCGGATCCGCGCGGGCGCGCCGCGTTCTTCCAGCCATGTCCCCGGGCCGGGGATGAGGAACTCGTCCCAGCGATCCGGGTGCGGGGTGTACTTGAATTTTTTGAGACCCTTGTGGATCTCCTTCAGCGGGAGCTCGCTCATGTCCAGCGGCAGGAGGAAGCAGTTGACGCGGTCCTCCAGCTGGAGCTCCCTGGCCGACGGGAAGTCGGTGACGATCACCGGCGTGCCCAGGCATAGAGCCTCCAGCACGCTGTAGGGATAGCCCTCCGTGTCGGAGAGCTGCACCAGGTAGTCCGCCGCAGCGATGTGCGGGCGGACGTCCAGGCGGGACGGCCGCAGGAAGACGTTGGGGCTGTCGAACCGGGCCGAGGATCCTGTCGTGAAGATCTCCCAGGTGAAGGGGATCCCCGCGTCGTCCAGGGCCTTGGCAAAGAACTTCATGCGGTCGACGCCCTTCTCGGGAGTCATCCGCGTGCAGCTGATCAGTCTCAGCAGCTTCGGCGTCTTCCTGACGTCGATCGGGTTGTAGCTCAGCTCGACGTCCTGTTCGGAGATCTCCGCGAAGGACTGCCGGCTGTTTTCGCTGACGGCGATAAAGCTGTGCGGCTCCGGCGGCGGAGAGTAGGGGAGGCCCATCGCTTTGT